GTCTTATCATTGAAAAATAAACGGTATTGATTTTTTTCGTAATTAATAGATGCACCTACTACCCTTGTGATGCGGTCACTTAAAAGTTTAGTAACCAACGTAGAAAGTGACGCGGTATTGAAATCACCGAATGACTGCGTGGTACTCATGTAAGTGACGTTACGACCATTAAACCAAACTAACCCTGCATCAATTACCTCAGTAGTCCTAGCAACGACACCTAACTCCGTGGAGAAAGATTTTAAATCCCAATCGGCAGAAGATGTGCCGTACAGAACACTGATACGATCAGAGCCAGAAATGACTAAGGCGTTACCTCTCATGGAGTCAATATTAGTTATCTCTGTACCAATACCTAACTCACCAGCACCTGTGTTCAAAGTCCATGAGGTCGGATCGCCAACACCAGAGTGCTGAATTGAACCCCCCTCAAACGAGAGGAATAAATGATTTTTATGCACACCAACATGAGTTGGTGTATCTGCGGTCATCCCAGTAGTGATTTGAGTAAAAGTAGTGCCGTCCCACTCAAACGCTTTATTCTTCCCATCAACTCCGTACATCTTCTCTGAAGAAGATGACCCTAGAAAGTTGTGGTTTACGAACTCAAATTTACCAGAGGGTACAGGTAAAACTGCGCTGGTTATCTCACTCCACCCAGAGGTGGTTGATTTGTACATCTTGCAGGACAACCCGTCCGTACTATTCCTGAAAGCATAAACGTCACCGTCATACTCCCAGACACCCAGTATGTCGCCAGATCCAGATACCGTGGAGGGGGTAGTTGATCCATCATACAGGGTGTACCCATCCATGCGTCTGTACCCACCTGAAACAGCCGCCTCATAATTCTGAGCAACAATAGCCCGACCAACGGGTATAGACATCGCGGGGGATTCTAAGTCCAAACCACCTTTTAACGCCCAAGTCTCAGTGCGAACTGTCATGCTAACGGGACATTGGCAACGGAAGGGTTTGGAATAGACTCAGCGGCTAAATCTGCCATGCGAGTGTCTAGTTGCCTACTTGCGTCTTGATATAACTCTGGCGCATCTTGTTCTGCGGCAAGGTACATCATGGCTTGGTATAAAATAACCTCTGTATGTGCTACAGGCAATATTGGAATGTCTGTACCTAAAGTTAAAACTTGCGGAGTTCTGGTGTATTCAAAACTCACAGTACCCACAGTATCGGGGATACTATTAAACTTGATACTGTTATCTGGACGGATAGTGAATTGTGTGGGTGTCCCAGCACTAGACAACGTATTGTCGAAATTCCCCCACTGGACATATTGCATATAGAACTTGTTACCCCCTGTCGGGGTAGAGTGTATTAACGAATACGGACTCCACCTTCTTAGCACAGGATTTAATGCTAAATCATCAACAGGGTGGTAAGTTTGTTTATCTACTACCGTGGAGAAACTTGCCTCATTCCAAAGAAAGTTCCAATCCCTTTTATTCTGAATCTCAACCCATGCGTTTGATACCCATGTCACTACCTTCTTCTTAATTCCTTTCTGACCCGCCACAGAGAGTATACCCTCTTCTGCAAGACCAGCCTCCTTGATGAGTGTGTCACATAGACTGAGATAATCCATTTAAGCTACCTTTGTATATGGGAAGCGTTTGATGTCGCGTTCAATCTCAGAGCCAGTAGAGTCCCGTTCAAACTTTGTAATAATACAATTGTCTAACGTGGCTAAAACCTCATTAGGAATATTGACTTCCTTCTCTCTTTGAATCTGGTACGCGACCCCGTTAATCTGTGCGAATACATCGCTGGTGTCTTCTTGGGTGTTATGAAAAATAACTTTTGAACGTCTAGACCTTTCGGCTCTTTCTTTTACTAGAGGTTTTTTAGTTTCCATGAGAATCCTTTCTTAAAATGAAATAAACAAATAAAAGAGCCACCAACGAGGGTGGCTCTCGTACCTTAGGGGTGCTGACTACTAGTCAGTTACACCGCACTCTAAACGAACCATGTAGGCATCGTTCAAAATAACAGTGGCAGAGTAGCTTTTCCAACCAATGTGACCGCGTTGACCTAGAGGGTCAGACTCACTTGGTGATGGGTTAACTACAGATGGAGTGATTGAACTTCTTCCTTTTAAAGGAATAAGTCCGTAAGCATCACGCGCTAAGAACAACACAGGATAAACATCAGCAGATGTACCCGTAGTTGAGATCATTGTACCTTTAGCACCGCCAGCATCTTCCCATGGAGTAAAGACAGTAGATGTTAAATATCTAACATCTTCAACCTTACCGATCTCAGACTCGTAAGGAGTCAACTGACCATACTTCTCCGTTGGGGTGAACCCTGTCATAGATCGAATGTCAGATTCCATGTCTGGATGAACCAACGCGATAAATGCAGGTGCAACTGGCTGTGTCCCATAGCTTGGAGTTGACCGCACGATCTTAGAGATCGGACGAGCGTTCTGACGCTTTAGGTCACGGGTCGCTTTGCGCTGTAGATCAAGACTTATAGCAGAGTTAACAGCACTTCTAGCCACGCCATTAGCATAACGAACAGAAGAACCAGCCTTTAGAACATTGAAACGTAAAGTCTCAATAGTTTGTGCGGCTTGCTCACCAAGAATCTCAACAGATTCTTGAAGAACAGGGTCTTCATGTGTGTCCTGCACTACATCAGTGATAGTAACCAAGTCACCATACTGATTCAAAGTAGCAGAAATGTCAGTCGCAGACAGTTGTTTTGAAGAAGGAGTAACACCCTCTGTCAAAGCAGTCGTTGCTAGTGCCAAGTTGTTATATCTGCGAAACTTAATCGTCTTTGATGACTTTGTTGGGATAGGTTTAGCCTGCCCAAACTTCTCAATTACCAAATGAGGCAATGCCCGCTTTAGTAACTCTCTTTCTGCGAATGCCGCAGTACGTGGGGTAATATCCCCATATTCAGTATTAGCCATTTTTAAATGTCCTTATTCAAAAAATTAATTAACGTCCATACGCTGTTTTTAAGTCAGGGTCATTTCTTTCAAGGTAGTCGAATAGAGCGTCTGGATCGCTGGGCATACCACCAGAAACACTCGCGTTGTGTTTCGATGAAGGCGCAGTACCTCCTGATAATTGCTTTCCTCGTTTTTCCTTGAGTTTCTCGACCTCTGATTTCCCAGACTCCGCTGGTGCAGATACACCTCTAGTACTATTAAAATACTGGAGAAGTTGTATCGCATCTTGTGCGTCATCTGAGTTCACTAGTTGACGGATAGGGGTAGCAAGGCCAGAAACCCAAGAAGAGAATTCTTCTGAGTTGACCTGCTCTCTCCAATCTGGATAAGTTGCCTCTAACACCTCTTCTTGTCGAGCCTTGGTTCTAGCTTTCTCAGCCTCAAAGAGGGGTTGAACCATCTTGTTCACAGTTTGTTCTACATTTCCGACTGCCGCTGGTCTATGACTAACTAGAGCCTCAACTGCGGCCTTCGCCTTCTCTTCATCCCCAGAGTAAAGATCATCTACGATCTTTCCAGAGTCTATACGAGGGGGCGGTTTAGCAACGGCTCGTGGTGAATCCTGCCGTGCCTTCAGCGTGTTATTAACTTTCTGAAGTTCATTTATTTGACGTTGTAGAGCAGAAACTCTGCCTTCGTCTGATTTATACTTGTGATTGAGAGCATCAAATTCCCTCTTTAACGCATCATATTCCGTTGATGGGTCTGGAGCGTCCTCAACAACCTCTACACTTTCTGCCTCAGAACTATCTGCAACAACTTCTGTAGATTCTTCTTTAACAATATCCTCTGAAGGTTCTGCTTCAGCGGTCACCTCTGCGACAGCCTCTGCTTTCTCCTCAGTATCTTCATTAAAAATCGCCTCTAATTCTGCCTCGTCAACCTGACCTTCCTTTAGTTCCATAACACTTCCTTGTGTGGCGGCTGTTTAAAGCGGCCATTTATCCATAATCGATACTCTCAGCACTACGGATTGAGGACTGTGAATCCATCGGCAGTTTTGAAAGCTCCCTAAATGCTTTGATATACCCACGAGTAAACTGAGTCTCCTCGTGGCTCATAGATGCCGACTCCAAAGCAGAAGTTGCGGTATCTAATTCCTTATTGCAGAAATCCTTAACTGCAAACCATGTAGATGATCGTGGATCAATTTCCATCAGATGCCACTTCCCATCTTCTCTTTCATTGCCATCTCTAATCTGCGGTTATTTTCCCGCATCATGTCAACGCCAATCTTCTTATCTGCAACCTCACCACGGTAGTTTTCCCCCAGTGCTTTTGCCTCAGAGGCTCTTTGTGATGCCATGTCAGCTTGTTGTAACTTAGCCATTGCAACCTGTCCGTCTTGTTGTAACTTGGCTTGTTTCAACTGACCCTCTTGTTGAACCTGTTGTTGCTTCAACTCAAGATGAGCCTGCCCTAGAGGGTCAACCTGCGGTTGTTGCTGTTGTTGCATCATCTGTTGTTGCATCTGCATCTCTTGCTCAATCTCTGCGTCTGTCTTGACAACTTCGTTTGGATCGATCTGCATGGATGTAACTACCCGTCTGTATAGGGACGGTACGTCAGTTAGAGGTTGTAGAAGAGGACTTCCAGCTATGTTGATCAACGCCATAGCGTTCTGTGCCTGCATCTCCTTGACGATCAGATGAGAAGAGCCACGAGCATGAATCTTCATGTCTCCCTTGACTTCCTCGTTCTCAGAGAACTGCATATTCCAATCGTACAGACGTTGGATGAACGGCAATGTAATCCCATCATCCCATGCCTTGATTGCTCTCCGCAGAACCGTGTTCGCGGAGTTCATAAGAATGGACATCCCTGTGGCTGTGTTGACAGGTTGTGCGCCCGCCTCACCCTGCGCGACAGAAGGCAATCCCGCCTCTTCATCAGCAAGATCACGCGCCACGTTAAAGAGTGCCAGCAACTCCTGTAAGTGTCCGTTAATATCAAACGTGCCAAATGCTTGCTGTACGTTTGAGGTTAGACCTTTTGCTCTCCACACTTTGCGAGGTCGTAT